GGGTTATCGATTTAAGTCTGTGGATAAGGATGGCAACTACTCTAAAAATACTACCACCATAAAAGCAGAGTACATTGTCAACTACTATAAAGCCGAGCGTTTCAGTCAGTACCGGGGTATCTCGGAGTATAAGCAGGCAATCATCGATATCAAAAACTTCTCAGCATACCAGTCAAGTACGATAGCCTCTGCCCGGGCAAGGGCGAGTATTGCCTATACGGTGCACGTCGATGCAAACCCTGCCAATATGGGTGTGAGTAGCGACAGCGAGGAGGATCGCCACTGTCAGGAGATCAATGGCATTATGGTTTACTACCTGAAAGCCGGCGAGACGATTAATAAGCAGGCACCTGAGGGAGCTTCTGAAGACTACAGGTCTTTTGTAGAGGCTACGATCAGGTTGATGGCTACTGCACGCCGCGTCTCCTACGAACTTGCTTTTAAAGACTACTCGAAGGTAAACTTTGCCTCCTCTAGAGCCTCTTTGATACAGGATAACAAACGTTTCGATACGGAGCAGGAGCACCTCATCAACTATGTCCTCAAACCGATCTTTACACTATGGCTGGAGATTGAGATTATGAGGGGTAACATCAAGATACCTATCCAGAAGTTCCTGACTAACCCGCAGGACTACCTGAAAACCCGCTGGATACTCCCCAAGCGTGCTTATGTTGACCCATTGAAGGACGCCCTTGCTGTGGAGAAAGAGATCAGCCTGAATATCACTACTCAAACAGAGCAGGCACTTGCTCAGGGTAGAGACTTTGAGGAGATTATCGAAACCAAAGCAAGAGAGGTAGAGATACTTAAAGAGTATGGACTTTACACGCCGCCAGAAGAGGTAAAAGAGACGCTTACACCCACCCAGGAAATAGCCGAAGCACGAGATCTTATAGAGGAGCTTTCTGAGCGTATCGACAGACTTGAAAAGTAGTATAAAAATTTATGTTATAATTCAGGAAAGCGATTAGGAGCTCATAATGGAAAAAAGGGAAGCACTCTTAGGTACGGTTAAACACCGCACCGCCAGATACCTACCTTCATCTACTCAGCCCGATGCATCGGGAACCCAACGATTTGTTTTCATCTCCGAAGATAACGGCGGTACCCGCTATGACTGGGGAACAGGTGAATTCTATGAAGAGCTCCTTATAGCTGACGGGGCGGATTACAGCGGTTTAAATACATTCTTCAAGGATCACGATCGATCCGTAGACAGTGCCATAGGTCGGATTGAGAATGTAAATGTGGTTGGTGGCACTGTCGAAGGTGATGTTATCTTCGGTACGGGTGCTGAGGAGCAATCTGTAGCACGCAAGTACGAAGAGGGTATCCTGACCGATGTTTCGGTGGGCTACGTCATCAATAACTATACAGTAGAGAAGCGCGAAGATCAGATGGATCTTGTAAAGGTCACTGATTATACGCTTTTTGAGGTGTCGGCTGTCGGTATAGGCTTTGATTCTGGAGCTAAAGCGATTAGAGATGCCGGTGAGGAACCGGTTGATGAAGAACTATTGAAAAGGGTGGAAGCTCTCGAAAAGAAGTTCAACTTAAAACAAGGAGACACACAATGAATGAATTGTTGAAAAGGCTGGCAGCTCTTGAGAAAATCGCAGAGCGCACAGACGAGCAAGAGACCGAGCTTGCAAAAGTAAGAGCTGACATTGCGACAGCAGAGCGTGATATGGAGACTCTCAAAGCAGAGAATGCAGAGCTCAAAAGACAGGCTGATATTGCAAAAGTAGCAGACGTCTATAAGGTAGATGCAGAACTCAGAGAGAAGTTTATCGCCGATAAGAGTAAGGACACTAACGATTTTGTTAGAGCGATCCTCGACGCAAAGCAGGCTGAGACAACTTCGGCAGCAGTGGTACAGGGCGGTGACACTCCCAATAGAGGTGATATGCTTCGTGAGATCACAGAGGTAGTTGCAGTTAAGATGGGTTCCGATATCGATCTGGTTGACAATACGTTTAGAAACGCCTCTATGTTTGACATTGCCATTGCTCTGACTGACTCAAGCAGAACTCAGGGTTCCCGCGATCAGATCATCGAACGTGCTATGACAACTTCCGACTTTCCGGAGCTTTTGGTATCTGCGGGTAACAGACGACTCGAAGAGGAGTTCGATGCTCAGCCTGGTACATATCAGCAGTGGGTTAAAGAGGTTGACGTTCCAGACTTCAGAGAGAACAAAGATATCGTAAGAGGTGTCGGCGGTAAACTCGATAGAATTTATGAGAACGGCGAGTTGCAGGAGAAGCAATACGTAGAGGGTGCAGAGACCTGGTCACTGCGCAGCTATGGTAACAGCTTCGTTGTCACTCGTGAGATGATGATTAACGATGATCTCGGTGCTTTCAACGGGTTGCTTGAAGACTTCGCTGCTCTGGCTGCCAATCGTGCAAACGGAGACGTTTACGATATGCTCAGAATGAGCGGCGAGTATGCAGACTATGTGATGGCGGACGGTATCAAACTGTTCCACGCTGACCATAAGAACCTTGGTACTGAGGCACTCTCATCCACTGCTCTGAGTAATGCCAGAACAGCAATGAGAAAGCAGGTTGGTATCGACGGTATCACAAAGCTCAACATTGCTCCTGCTTACCTGATCGTTGCCCCTGAGCTTGAAGTGACTGCACAGGAACTGTTGCTCTCTTCTGCAAGTATCGAGGACAATAAGAACAGTGGCGTTTTCAACCCTCACTATCGATCACTTCAACTGATCGTTGATGCTGAGCTTGCTAACGCTACCGAGTGGTATCTCGCTACTGACAGACGAACTCTGAAAGTTGGTTATCTTGCCGGTACCGGTAGACGACCTGTGCTTAAGACAAACACTTCCTCTTCTATGAGAACCATTTTCGAGGGTGTGTTTGACTTCGGTACAATGGCAGAAGATTTCCGTGGCCTTAGAAAGGGCAAGTAAACTAAACTAAAACAAGGAGTTTAAAATGGCTAAAGTAGCTACAAGAGTACAAACCGGAGACGTTATCAATATGGTAGCCGATTCCGGCGACGTCAGGGTTGGTGACGCGTTCCCTTTTGGTGATCGTGTCGGTGTTGCTTCTACGGATGCAGCGCAGGATGAGACATTTGCTCTCCAGATCGAGGGTGTTTTCAGATTTACCGGTAAGACTACCGATAATATGACACCGGGTATGAAGCTCTACTTTGATGCAGCGACGAATGAGGCGACAGTTACCGATACAGGTAACAAGGTGATCGGTTATGCCACCACTTACAAAGCTTCTGCTGCACCGGGTACAGTCGATATCAAGCTGGGTAACTAGCAATGGCTAAAGTAACTTTCAGTACTGTAACACTGACGAGCAAAGGCAGATTCGAGAAAGGGGAAACCGCAGACCTCCCCGATGATGAAGCCAAGGGGTTACAGCCAAAGAAAAAAGAGAAGAAAAAGAAGCATGAGCCTAAAGACGCAACTGAAGAATGACCTTGCGGTCTTTTTCAATATCGATGAGTTCGCCTATACTGTAGAGTATCATCAGGACGGTAACATTGCCATTCCGGTTGCTGTGCAGTTCTTCGATGAAGAGAGTGATCTGGGCGACTCTATGATGCGCAGGCTCTCCGTACCGGTTGACAAACTACCCACCCTGTCCCGTAGAGGCTACTTTGCCATCAACGGTGACAAATACGGTGTGGTGGATTTTATGCCGGACGAAGAGGGGCTTATCTTCAATGTAATCTTGCAAAAAGGAATGCTATGAGCGATTTGATGTACTGTACCGAGGCTGAGGTGAAGGCTATCCTGCTTGAACTTGCCGATGGTACGGATGAGGCACCTTTCGTCTTCGTAGCAGGACGTGAGCAGGGTACAAGGTCTTTACAACGCACGGTCACTTTTGTGATCCAAACTAAAGAGGGTAATGAAGCACTCGTAAACAAGATTATCAAGTTTTCTGCTGACAATGAGATGGTATTGCGGTTTGTCAAATCGGATATCAATATTCAGAGTGGTAACTTTGCAGTTGACTATCTGTTTGTAGAGGCAACTATCTCCCCTAGATTAACATAAGGAAAAATTATGGCAAGAAGTTCTATATTTACGGGTGGCGGTCGCCTTTACTATGAGAGGATCAATCCTGACGGCTCGTTTGCTAATATGCAATATTT